AAACAGCAGCACTGGTTAAGTTTAAGTTTAAGTATGAAGTTCCAGTAGAAACGTGTCTAACATACCAGCTTATTGCTCCGTTCCTTTTCTTTAACAAAATTACATCAGGTTTTGCACCAAGACCATGCCCAATTGTTGCTGTTGAACCTGCTGTTGTATAAGTAACAATGCTAAACCCTGCATCTTGATTGGCTTGAACTGTAGAAGTTATAGAACCATCCGTATTGCTTGAGGTCGTACCACCATTAGCTTTCCATTGCCATGCTACATAGTTTGAACTACTAGAATTTGTATTACTGTTAGTTCCTACAGAAAAACCATTTGTATCAAAAGATTTAAGTAGAGATGTAGAAGTTCCTTCAGCAGAAGTGCCGCTACTTATTAAAAATTTTGTAACACCTGTACTAGAATTTAAAAGAAATTTATCGGCTGGTGTATCATATCTTGCAAACCAAATTAAATCAGGTTGTAAATCACTATTACCATCGTTGGTTATTGCTGTATTATCAACGCTATTACCAGCATAACCTTTAGCCTGAAAATGTGCAGATGGGTCGTCTATATTTGTATAAGCCATATTATCCGTACTCCGCTAAGTTTTTAGTGCATAAGGCGTAGTAGCCTGTAGGTGGTGCGTATTCAAAAGTTCCGTAGCCATTATCGTCTGATGCTGCACTTGAGATTGTAAAAGATGTGTAGCCACCGAAGTTACATTCAGCACCAATACTAGATGTATAATGACTTGTGCCTATAAAATATCTAGCCGATGTATCAGGTAAACTTATTGAATTAGTTCCTGTTACTGGATTTTGTGAGTTCATATAAGTTCCATTTTTTGCAAAATAAACTTTTCCGTTATCCATGTCTAAAGCAACACTTATAATATCACCATCACCATAAACAGGGTCTAAAGCTACTTGAGTTCCATTATTATAAATATCCCCGTTTGTATTATGATACCCTACAGAATTTGTGCCTGAATATCCATAATAAATTTCAGGAAATCCAGTACCGCTTCCAGCACCTACAAAATAGTAATCTTCAGAACCAACACCTACAAAGTGAGAATTTCCACCAATAATTTTAAATTCTGCATACCACTTACCACTACCCACTGCTATTGTATTAGCCCAACTATTCCAATCGCTACCACCAGTATGTATAACTTTTGTTCCACCTTCTGTATATGTAAAAGCATTGGTTCTTGTAGTGCCTATAACATTAGGTATAGCAAAATTATTAGTAGGTGTGTCAGTTGCTTGGTCTGCGGATGTGATGTTGTTTAGGGTGAAGTTATTTCCGTTACCACTTGAGTCTGCTCCTAAACTAGAAGCATTTTTAAAATCTAAATAAAATCCGTTAGTACCATAAGAGCCTGTATAGGCTTTCGGTTTCCAGATACCACTGTCATCATCAAACTCACCAAAACTTGTAGGTGCTAGTTGTTGACCTTCTACTAAGTGCATATCTGCCATATATCCAGCAGGTAAAAAAGAAACAGCATTATTATAATTTCCTATATACATATCGTGAGCAGAATCAAAAAACTTAAATTCTGTATTTTGGGCAGGTAAATTTTGAGTATTCCAACTAGTTATTAAATTACCATTTATGTATGCTTTTAGCCTATCTGAAGCTGTGGCTTGTGTAGAATCTACAGCGACCACAAAATGATACCAAGCTGATGTATCTCTTATTAAAGCATTTGCAATATTTCTGTAGTAGCTTGTTCCATATCCCAAATCTACCCAAAAAGCACCATTATTAAATATAGATATTCTTGTTGCCCAACTAGATGAAGTTGCAGATATAAAAGCAGGAAAGTCAGCATCATTTAGTTCAGTTCTTTTAAACCAAAAACTACAAGTCCAAGTTTTTTTATTTCCATTACTTTGAGTTTTATATAAATACTCAGTATTATCAGGCTCTAACTTCAAAGAGTTATCAATATCATACCCAGTAGATATGCTTCCTCTGTTTGCTGTACGCTGTAGCGTTTCCATATTAGGTTTGTGCTAGGTTTTGAACTCTGCCAATTTCCTGCCACACGCTGCCATTATATCTAAAGCTGAAGATGTCAGTTTTGTTGGCTGTGGCTGTAACAGTAGGAGCTGTACTAGCTGCAAATTCAAATACTGTATTCCAAGCTACTGTGTAAGGTGTAGCACCTTGAGCTATCTCTACAGAAATAATTGCACCTTCTACAGCATTAGATGGTGCTGAGAAAGTCGTATTTTCTGTGGTTGCATAATAAGCATTTGCTGCGGCAGATGCATCCCAAGCTACTGCATTAGAGCTTGAGGTGATTGCAACTTGTGTAATTTTTGCTGAAGTTGATGCAGTTGCTACACCAGTAAAGGTGCTAGTGCCATCAACTGATATTGCTTTTATTGTTGAGCCAGTTAAATCAAGCACATCACCACTAACAATCTCTTTGATTGCTGGTGTTCCTGATCCATCTACTATTAAGGGAAATCTGTCTGCCATTTGTTCTTATACTCCGATATTGATATTGCCAGCTCTACCTTGAACCACAAGAGTGCCACTGGTTATAGCTATGTCTATGTTAGCACTTCTGCCAATAATTGTTAATGTTTGGTCAACTGCCACTGTGCTGAAAGATAAGTTTCCAGCCCCATCTGTTACTAATGCTTGACCATTTGTGCCATCAGTTACATCAATTTCTGTGATGCCAACTGTATTAGCATCAATGCTTGCTGATAGAGCCACATTACCTGTGCCATCAAAACCAACTGCTGATGCTGTTATATCACCAGAAATGCTGAAGTCTCTGCTTGTGGCTAAGGCTGTAGCTGTTCCTGCATTGCCTGTAGCAGATGCAGCAACTACGTTTAATGCATCAACAAAAGTTTTAGTAACTCTAGCATCAATGGCTGAGTTAGCTCTAGCATCTGTGTAATAAAGATTGCTTGTACCCTCTGAGACATCATCTGTATCTTTTGTGGCTAATCTAGTATCAAATCTAGCGTCTGTGTAATAGAGGTTAGTACCCTCTGAAAGATCACTGGTTGATTTACCAGAGAAGGCAGAGTCAAATCTTGCACTTGTGTAATATAAATTGCTTGAACCTTCGCTAACTGTATCTGTATCGCCTTGAGTGTAAGTCAGAACACCAGTGGTTGAATTATATGAAAGCTGTGTAGAGTTTTCTGATATAGCAGCTCTTGCTCTAGCATCTGTGTAATATAAATTAGTAGAGCCTTCAGCTATATCATCGCTGTCTAATACTACAGCTCCAGTTTGTGTATTAACACTGGTTACTGGTGCTGCTGCTGCTGTAAAACTAATAACACCAGTTGAGCTGTTATAACTTAAATCACCAGAAGCAGAGATAGAACTTCTTGCTCTGGCTGTGGTGAAATATTCGTTAGTGCCTTCTGATAAGTCAGATGTTGATTTAGAGCTTAAATCTAAATTTGCTCCTGTTTGTAAATTAACTCTAGCATCTGCTCTAGCATCTGTGTAATAGAGATTGCTTGAACCTTCGCCAATATCATCAGTATCGTGATTTGAAACATCTGAAACTGTACCAGTTACATTACCTGTTACTGCTCCTTCAATGTTGGCAACCAAAGTACCAAGAGAATTAAGGGTAATGTTGCCTGTTGCACTGCCATCGGCTGTAGTAAGACCTAGTGTAAATTTGTCTGCTGACTCATCCCACATAAAGATGCCATTATCTTGATCACCTCTATTAATCAACATACCAGAATCATTGACTGGGCTGCCTGTTAATCCTGCATTAAGCTGGAATAAGTTATCTTCTATGTCTAAGTTTGTTGTATCTAATGATGTTAGTGTGCCATTAACAGTTAAATTTCCTGCTACTGTTAAGCTATCTGCTATTTGCACATCATCTGGCAAAGTTAAAGTTACATCAGCAGATTCACTGCCTGAGCCTGTAACTGTAATCTTGTTAGCAGTTCCTGTAATAGTTTGAATGTAATTGCCTGTAGTATCTGTGCCTAAAGCAACGCTGTCAGCTTGTACGCTGCCAGCTATAACGCCCAAATTATCTACAAATGTTTTGGTAACTCTAGTATCAATAGCAGAGTTAGCCCTTGCATCTGTGTAATATAAATTAGTACCTTCTGTTAAAGAAGATGTGGTTTTGTTGGCAAAAGCAGAATCAAATCTTGCTTGAGTATAGTAGAGGTTTGACCCTTCTTGAACGTCATCCGTATCTTTAGTAGCAAGTCTTGAATCAAATCTAGCATCGGTATAATAGAGGTTTGAGCCCTCTTGAACATCTGAGGTAGATTTGGTAGCAAGTCTAGTATCAAAATCAGAATTAACTCTTACAGTTGTATAATAAAGGTTTGAGCCTTCTTGAACATCTGAGGTAGATTTAGTAGCCAATCTAGTATCAAACATAGATTCGCCCCTAGCTGTAGTCCAGTAGAGATTAGTATTTTCTGGAACTATAGAAGTATCTAATGTTGATGTTGATGATTGATTAGAGCCATTGCCTATAAATATTTTGCCATCATCTAGGTTAGGTGTAGCATTTGATCTGCCAGCACCACCCACTTTAATTGAACCAGCAGCAGCATGACTTCTAATTACCTTACCTATGTTTTGTATTTGTGAGCTTTCGCCTGTTGGTGCTGTGGTTGTATATGCACCTGCTGTTGTTGAGACATATAGAATCTGACCTTCTGAAACTCCAGAAGTATCTAAATTCTCTATTGTTCCAAAAGTGATAACCTGCAAAGCAGCATTATCATTTGCATCAGATAAAGCCAATCCAAAAGCAGGCATCTTAGATGCATCATCAGCTTTTGCTTGAGCTACTGTTGGCACATCTCCAGAAACTCCAGATATATAAACCACATCTCCAGCAGATAAAGCACCATCAGCTTTAGCATTAAATCTAATGCCACCCTCTAAATCACCTATAAATTCATTGCTTGCTGTAATAGTATTAAAAGTAACATCACTTGTTACAGCAACAGCCTGACCAATAGCAACAACTGGTGTAGAACTTTCGCCTGTGCCACCTGTAATCGTTACGCCTGTACCACCAGATATGCTTTCTACATAATCGCCAGTGGTATCAGTTCCAAGAGTAATAGAATTAATTTGAACAACTGTAGATATATCTACATCAGCACTACCATTAAAAGAGACTGAACCAACAACATCGCCTGATAGAGAGATAGTTCTTGCTGTTTCTAATGTGGTAGCTGTATCAGCATTGCCTGTTAAATCACCAGTAACATTTCCAACTAAGTCTCCAGTAACATCTCCGACAACATCACCTGTTAAGTTACCTGTAAGAACATTAGATGAGCTAATACTTACGCCAAATGTAATCCAATCTGTGTCAGCAGCGTTTCTTATTTTAAGAACGCTATTTGCTGTGTCTACCCATAACTGATGGGCAAAGGTAGTTGAAGGCTCAGTAGCCCCTGAATTGACTGTAGCTATGGCTGCTAGAGCATTGTTTAAATCAGCCCTGAAGTCAGCTCCGCTTTGATTGGCTAGGTTGTAATCGTGTTGTGCCATTAATTTACCTCTGTCCTATTGTATATTTAATCTGGTTCACTTGGAAACACTACATCATCAAAATTTGTAGTTGATTGATGAGATGATGGTAAGTCTCTTAGCTCCTGTCTATATGTTGCCCATTCTGCTTTTTTTGTGTCTGATAAAGGGCTGTCGTTGACTTGAGTCCAGTCTGATTCAGTTAATAAAGCATCTCTTTTTAATCTTAGTATTTCTAATATATTGTCTGTTCTTGCAACTGCTTCGCCATCAACAACAATATGTTCGCTTGCTTGATAATTTCCTTCAATAATTCCTTGACCTTCTTGCAAGCCAACTTCATTTATTGCTGCAACAGTTGTTGTTGAATATTCTATTTCACCAGTTGCTAAATCATAAACAGTAAAAGTATTCATTATCGTGTGTTATCCATCATTACGTTTAAAGATAATTGTGTATGGTTGTAACCACCTGAGAAATAAACTCTCCAGTAAACAGTTGATTGTGATGTGCTTAAAGTTGTTATTTGACCTGTGTAAACATAGGTATAACCCCTATAAGTTCCAGCACTCCAAGAGATATTGGTATTACCATTAGCATTAACCCATGTAGAATTGTTTAAAGAATATTGCACCCTGCCACCACTTACATCACCAAGAACGCCTGAGAATATTGCTACATAACCTGCATTATTTCTTACATCAGTAATAGTTACTGGTATAAATGCAGCATTGCTTCCTGTGTAAGTTCCAGTTCTTTGTACATAAGCCTGACCATCTCTACCTAAATCAAATTTTGTTCCTGCTGGCAAATGACTAATAATTTTTGAGCTAGTATTTGCAAATTGCTTAACATTTAAAGTATCAACATCAATCCTGCTTCCTTCCAAGTTAGTAATTCTTGCATTATCAATAAATACTTGACCACCACTAACAATAAAAGGAGATACACTTGATCCTGCATCATTATCAATCTTGAATGTATCAGCCAAGAAAGCAACAATACTTGTTGCACCTGTTCCAGAAGATGCATTGCTACCAAGAACCATCTGAGCCACTTTGCCATTAGCATTAAGCTTTAATACATAACCAGCAGAAGCATTGCCATCTAATGTTGATATGGCTGTAGCATTAGTTGTGATAGAAGATGTGTTACCACCCACTGTAGAAGTTAGTGATGTTATATCAGCAGCTAAGGCACTATCTGCATTTGCTCTAGTTGTTTGTTCTGTGCTTATTGCTGATGTGTTGCTATTAACTGTGGAAGTTAAGCTTGAAATAGCACTTGCATTAGCTGAGGTATCAGTTGTTAAAGTAACAATATCTCCCTGAGCTGTAGCAATGTTAGTGCTATTTGTAGAAACAGTTGAGCTTAGTGAGTTATACAAAGTAACCAAAGAAGAATCTCTGGCTTTTACCCAACCATTGTTAGATGCATTTCTTACATAAATCTGATTGTTGTCATCGGTATCTGCCCATAAGTCTTGAGCCTGCAAAGCATCACCATTTGCTCTTGTAGATGGTGCTGAAGTTGCTTTTATTAGCTCGGTTGAGCTTGCCCCACCAGCATTTATAGCAGCAACTAAGTCTGCCCCTGCTTTAGATAAGGTAATAGCATCGTCTTTAACATCAGCAGTATCTACAGGTGCTGTGGCAACGCTAAAAGTTAGGGTGGCTGGGTCTGACTCAACATTAAGGGTATTGATTGAGCTAACACTAGCAACATAATTAGACCCTACTGGTAAAAAGTTAAGATCACAGAACTCAGTGTCAACAATTTTATTTGTAAGTTCATTGCTTGAGCTATCTACTACGTTTACTCTATATTGATGATCTGGAAAGTCTGTTGGTTCGTTCCAAGATAGAAAGGGTCTATCTGTTGAGCTAGAACTGCTATCAGTAAAAGATAATCCTGTTGGTGCTTTTACAGCATAGGCTGAGGGTAGATTAGATAGTTCTTCTACTGGTTCTTGTGGTGGAACTTCCCATGTGTAAACATCAAAATATTCTATTAGACTAACTGCAACCAAACCATTTGACTGAAGCTCTAAGGCTTCGACCCTGCATATCTTTCCATTGAATCCTAATCCTGCATAAGTAAGATCAACAATGTCTCCCACGTTTAGCTTATACATCTCAGGAGTGCCTAAGAACTGCATTGTGGTCTGATTCCTACTTCTGGTTAAAATAGCCTTTCCCATGTTATAGGCAATGTAAGGATCAGAAACATAAGGAAACTCTGCTCTAACCTCTAAGACCTCACCATTATCATCAGAAGTGTAGTTGGGCGATGCATCATGTAAAACTGTGGCTGTGTCTAGCTCATACTTTTTATTAGCATTATAAAATTCAACAATAACTTTATTTGCCTTCTTGTCTTTGTTGCCATAATCAACCGATATGCCAGAATCAGAAATAATGTGATCATCGGTAATGCTAAATGTTGATGAGCCTGTATCTTCAATGGATAGTTCATATTTGCCATTTATATAAAGAAAGATACCTCGCATATTGGCAAGCAACTCTTTAGCATTATCCATAACGCTGTTATTTGCATCTAAATAACCATTACAATGAAATCTTTTAACTTTTGCTAAAGAAGAACCTGCTTCTTCTGTATATGTTGAGGTAAAAAGATCATTGATGTAAACCAAATATTCTGCATCTTCATTAAAAAATTCATTTCTGTGAACATCTTTAATCTCTGCTTCTGTGATTACACCATCACCATTAGCATCATAAATACTTAATGTTTCTCCGATTTTGTTTTGCCACCAATTTTGATTTGCAAATGTTCCATCTATTGAAAGAAAATCATTTCCAGAGGTTGCACTAAATGTTGTATTTACAGCAGAGCCATTAAAATATGGTTGATCAACCAAAGTATCACAAACATTAGCGGCAGAGCTAAAGGTAGGCATATTAATTTGAGATTCAGTCAAACCCTTACCCACTTCATTGTCAGTGATATAATCTAAAAAACATAAAGCTGGATTGTCTGAATATTTATAAGTAGAAACAGTGCCAAATGTTTGAGTATTATCTCTAGGATCAAAAACCTTCTTTCCTCTAACTTGTACTGTTAGTTGTGGTACGCCTGACCACATTCCTTCTTTGTCATAACCATAATGAGCAGCTATATAACAAACACCATCCAGTCTATGTGATGAAGTCCAGTTAGGCATAGATGCAACAAGCATTGGGTCTGCTGTTTGCGATGCAGCTCCATGATGCAAATTAAAAACATATCTATACTTTAGTGTTGGGTCTGTGCCAAATTGACCAGCACCAGCATCTATACCCAGTCCATTTTGGGAGACTGTATTTAATGATCCTGACCCAGAAGATATCTTATCTGAGCCAATATAACCACCATCTTTAAATCTTGCAGAATCAGTTAATAAATTACCATCTAGTTCAATTGTTCTGCCCAAAATCTCATCACATTCACCAACTGAAAGGGCGTAAACAACATATAAATCTCTTGAATCATTATCACTAACATCCATGTATATGACTTGAGCACCAACCCTTCTTGTGCCATAGATAACTGGCAACTTACCACCAGCAGATGTTTTGTTTGCCATGATGACCTGACCTTTAGCCATCATATCTCTAGCTTGTCTATAGCCCTTAACACCAACTGCTAAAGTTGCAAGAGTTACAGTCCAAGAAACAACAGCAGCAACTGTCGCTGCTGTACTAGCTCCAACTCCTATAAATGTTAAAAATGCGGTTACCCAGCTCATTATTTACCCCACCTAACATCTTCTTTTGTTTGTGTTGCAAACTCCATGCCCCTATCACCAGAACTAAAAGATTGTTGTGATTCGTCAGAAAAATGTCTACCTTTGGTTAAATTCCAATTTGCCCAATGTGAAGCAACAACCATATTTATTGTTGAAGTATCTATAGTTTCATTGATGCCAATATTTCTTATTTGACCTGTAAAAAAGTTTATTGCACCAACAATGGTTTCGTCTGAATTAAAATAAGCCAAATAAACATCTACTGTTTTATCTGTAAATTCTCCATTTTCTACCAAACTTCTAATTTGATTTGTAACATTTGACAATCTAATGCCAATTTCATTAACCTGTAGTTGACCTGTTTCGGTTGTTGCATCAACCTGTAAAAAAGAGCCACCAGCTTCATAAGAGTTAGAATCATAAGTTACGTTTGTATACCAATCAGTTAATCTAATAACTGTGGATAAATTAAGTTCAACTAAAAAAGCTGTCTTAGTTGCTGTGGATGATACTTGTGTTTGTAAAGCAGCAGATAGACTTCTAGGCATTAGGTAATAACCTCTCTAACATCAAATGAAATGCTGTAAAAACCACTAGCATCTGTTGAATACATGATTTCACCATCGTTTTCAAGATAAACAGTAAAGCTAGGTTTATTTACAGTAACAGCTTCATTATCTGCAAGAGATGCTACTAAATTTGGAGATATGGTTACTGTTGCTGCTCCACCTGATGCATTAGCATCTTCAGATACCATGTACACCTTAGAATGATTGGCAAACTTAATATAATCTCCAGCCTTTAATGCTCCTGTGGTTTGTGAAAAACCATCCATTGCTATTGTGTTATCGCCAGAGGTATGAGCTCCATTAACAACTATATCTGTTTCTAATTTGCTTGCACCTAAGTTGTCTAAAGGTGCTTGAATAGTAAAGTCCTCAAAAGAACCTTTCTGCTTTTGTAAAAATGCAAATATTTCCTGTGCTTTTTCTTGTTGTAAAGGTGGCATCCCCACTGTAAAAGAAAAATACTGAGCTCCTATTTGTCTTACTTGTTTTTTACCAGATAATGTCTGGTTCAAAAGCGTTGGTCTGTTATCTTTAAAATTTAAAGTTCTAAAGTTGGGGTCTGTTGGAAATTGACCAGACATTTATACAACCCCCATTTTGCCTTGATTATTCATGGCATTGTTTATGATTGATGTTATCAACCCTTTTCTTGATGCTAGTAACTGATCAAAGCCAGCAGCATCTACTGTTGATATGTTGAAGTTGACTGTGGGTGATGCACCCATTGATTGACCTTTTGTATGATCTACAACTGTTTCATTTGGATGTAGCATTGCTGGGAATCCACCCTTGCCATCCAATCCACCAGCTCTAATTCCTTTGCCAGTAAATCCACCCCCATCACCATTAAAATCAAAAAGAGTGTCTCCATCTGTCAACCTGTTATATTCAAGAGAGTCCATTCCTGTAGTGATTGCACCTTTAATCAATCCAACCATTTTTTGAATTATAAATACTTGTATCAACTCGTTTATAACTGCTCTAGCAACTGATGTTGCTAAATCTTGAAAATCTAAAAACTGTTGACTGGCAAAATCAAAGAAATTTGTAAAAGCTGATGTCAGTTTACCTTCCATAGTATCTGCAAATTGCTCTACTACAGTTTTTGTTACCTTCATCTGCTCGCCTAAAGCATCAAAATCTAACATATTGTTTGCAGTAAATCTTGATAATTTTTCTTGCTTCCCAGTTAATTCTTCAATTTTAAATGCAAGTTCATCATGTGCTTTTTGTGTTTCAATTAAAGTGTTATTAACTCTTTCATATCTCTCATCACCTATGCCAAATTTTTTCTCTGCTTCGCCTAAAACTGGAATTAAACGATCTAGGGTCTCTGTTAAATCAGCATATTCAAACTTTAATTGCTGTAATGTTTTTTCTCTAGTGTGAATTCCGATTGCTTCTGCTAAATCTAAGAAAGCATTTGCTGTGCCTATAACAACTGCTTGCAAAGGCAATAAAGTTGCTCTTTTTAGCATATTCATAGTGTCATTAAATCTTTCTGCATCTCTAATAGACCTTTCTGGAATAATGCCAGTTGCAGATGCTGCTAATTCTTTCATAGCTTCAGCACCCTCAGAGCCCATAACAGCAAGTTTTACACCTGCTCTACCCATGAGATCAGCTAAGATAGCGTTCTTTTCAAACTGACTACCAACATTATCAAGGGCTTCAAATAATTCGACAAACACTTCTTCTGCACTTTTAACAGAGCCATCGGCTTTTTTAACCTGTACGCCAAGTTTTTCTAATGTTCTTCCTGCTTCGGTTGTTCTAATCTGAGCTTGACCAACCATCTTGGTAAAGTTCTGCATACCTTTGTTGAATTCTTCTGTAGCCAATCCAGATTGTTGTGCAGCAAACTGGTAGCGTTGCAAAAATTCAGTATTAACTCCAATAGAGTCAGATACTTTGCCAATATTATCAGCAAGAGCTAAAGTTTCATTTGCAAATGTTACAAGCTGCCTAACAGCAAAAGCACCAGCAAAAGCACCAGCCAGCTTCTTCATAGCTGATTGGGTTGAGTTAATGTTTTTATTTACAGAATTAAAGCCCTTCTTAGTATTGTCTTTAGCTGAAACTCTTAATTTATAATCAGTTGCCATTTTTTATTTGCCTATTCTTTTCCTCTAAATATGCTATCCATCCTGTAAACTCGGATAAGGTCATTTTCTCTTCTAAATCTTGCAAGGTACAACCCAGCATTTCAGCAAGATAGTATCTAGCAAATAAGTCCTTATCCTCTGCTACTTTTTTGCTTGTTGCTCTACGCTTGGGCTAGACATTATTTCAGTTGCAACCCTTGCAAGAACATCTTTATCCACGTTATTCATTAACGCGTGTTTATCTGATAGATCAAAAACTTTTTCACCATCAGAATCTAAGGCTTTGTATATTAAACAATAAGCCATTAACGCCACATCATCATCTTTTGCAAATTTTTGCAATTTAGACATTTCTGCTAATGTTAATGGCTTTGCATATACTTTAAGAACCTTCTCTCCTTCACTCCACTCAGGTATTTCAATTTCTTTGATTTCCAAAGAATCAAAATGAGCTTTAGCCTTATCTATTACGCTCATTGTTATACAGTGCTTTCTGTTAGAGCACCATTGCCTTGAACTGAAATACTTGCTTCAACTAAACCATCAAATGATGCAGTTCTTGAAACACCAGTTACAATAGCTGAACCACTGTAATAAGTATCGCCAGAAGCATCGCCTTCAGGATAAACATTCAAAGTTACCTCTGATCCAATGCTTAAAGCACCTTGACCTGATGTATCAGTTTCATCCCAAAACACATCTAAACTTCCTGAGAAGTTTGTTAATGATGGTTTGTAACTGCGAGCAGATGCTCCCATCGAAGTATCTTCTAAAGTATCAGCAGATTCTTCGATTGAGTAAGACCTTATTTCAGCTACAGCATTTGAGCCAACCTTTACAGTTCCCTCACTTCCTTTATGTGTTGCCATTTTCTACCTCGTCTTTCGACTTTTCTTTAGAAGAAGATTTAGGTTTATCTTTCGATGGGGCTGCTTCTTCTTTCCAACCCTTATTCAATAATGACTCAACCTTAGAAGGGTGAGCATCTATAGAAACTTTTCCGTCTGGACTAATCATTTTCATAATTATCTCCTTTAAACTGCTACATCAGGAGCGTTTTCTTTGACATAGTAGTTTGTTAAAAATGTAAGAGAGACATAGCCCAATGGCTTTTCTCCCTCGCTGTTAAACTCTATCTCTGTGGATTCTAAATAAGTGTCTTTAGCTAATCCATCAAGAGTTCTATCAGCAGCTATTGCTGCTTCAACTTCTTTGCTTATTGTATCAATAGTATCATCAAAGTTGCTAGTAGCTTTAGCATAACCTTCTACTACAACTGAGAGCTCTCTGCTCATAAGTCTTTGTGTTCCTATAACTATAGGCTCAGATGTTTCTGATTTTGTGTAAATAATTAAAGCTGGCAGAGAAGCATTTTCTAATGGATAAACTCTGGATTCAAAAACATTAGAACCAGTAGTTGTTAATCCAGTTAGAGTTGTGCCAAATTTTTCTCTGATTTGTTGCCTAATATGATTTGCCATTATATTTCCTCAAGCATCAAAGCAGAGAATCCAGTTCTATCTGCTTGTATATTAACAACTGTATAATTTTGTGCTGCTTTCAATGTATTACCATCAACGTCTTTGATAGCTGCAACAGCTAATGTATTTCCAAATGATATATTTGGAACATCTATTGTTCTGCAATAAGCTATGGGCTTTAGTGCTTCCACGCCTATACCTTCTTCTTGTTCAACATATTCATTATTTAAAATAATTTTAATAGTAGAATCTGAACCATTGTTTGTATAAACAGCAGATACGCCATGACCATATTCTATATCTAAATATGCAATCATATCTTCTTCTGTTTCCATTTGGTATTGAGACATTATTGCTCCTCTAATACCAATGAAACTAAGCCTGTATTATCAGGCTCAACTGTTTTTACTAAAAATGTTGTTTCTGATTTTAATACACTACCCCTATTAGTTGTAATAGCATTTACAACCAATTTATCTTCATGCGATATATAAGGAGCATCAGTTGCTTTAATAATTGCTCTGGGTTGATAACCAGCAACAGGAACTGTGCCACCCTCTATGTTGAAATATTCTTGATCTATGATGATATTGATGTTGGTTGTATTTCCAGAATCAATATCAAACCAAGTATCTATGAGACCATTTCTTTGATCCCATAATGATTGTTGCACCTCGAAGAATGTAGCAGTAACTCCATGACCTGTGTTGATGTCTACATAGGAGTTAAAATCTGCTGCACTCTCGATGGGCATGATTTATTTTTTAGCTCTTTTCTTTGGAGCTTTAACCTCTGATGTTTCTAAACCAACACTTCTATCAGCTTGTTTAGCTTTTGGTTTTTCAACATGAATTTCTGCCTTGCCATAGCCACATAATGAATGACCTGTTTGTTGATCTAGTTCTACTATATCTCCAGCATGAACCTTTGATCCGTTGGCAACTGTGTCTTGTAAAATTTTATATTTTTTCATAATTAAGGTGGTGGGGTTGCCCCCACCATTCCATTTAAGCATCAGCTAATTAGTCAGATGACTTACAGAAACTAACAGCATGACGAACTGCTACGTCTACAGTTTGTAGAGCAATAATTCTTACGCCACCTGCTTTTGAAAGTGCATAAGGATCGACAGTTATATCCAATCCACCAAACATTCCAATTAACAAGTCAGCAAAGTTTCCAAAGTAGAAATCACCTGAAGTTACTTGATTACTTCTAACAACATTGTAGCCATTCATTCTTCCATCAGGCTCAACAACGAACTGACCAGAACCTGTGTCCTTGCTAGTTGTTTTCAATGTTCCATAGTCTGCTGGCTTACAAATGTAAGACAATGAACCAGACAATGCATTATCAGCAGCAACAGCACTTTCCATGCCTACGATCTCAGCAAATGTTGGATTTGCAGCAGCGAAAGTTGTTGTGTTGATACCAGAAGTATTAGCAATACCAGTAGGTTGACCACTTGTACCAGAACCAGCTAAAGCACCTAAATCAATTGCAAGAGCAATAGATTGTGTTAGGTCGTCTCTGATTAAGTTTTCAATATCTAATGAAGATTGTTGAAGCATTAATCTTGAAGCATCAGTGTGAGCACCGATAACTTTAGGAGACATGGTTACTGATCCTGAAGTGAATTCAGACTCAGCAGAGTCTCCGCCTTCAGTAGCGATCCAGCCAGCAGAAGCAGCAGCAGTTTTCTTAGGAATAACCACGTTGCCTTGTAATCCACGAAGCATAGTTGCACCAGCTTGCATTACAGAAGAAGAGTTTCTTAGAACATCTATGAAATCTCCGCCTTTGTAATCTTCAGCGATAAGAGTAGAGTCATCACCAGTGTTGATGTCTCTAGTCCAGTTACGAAGAACATCAGCAGGAAGCATAATTCCTTGTGCTACTTTGCCATGTTCTCTAGCAGCTTGCTCTGAACATTCGAATTCGAATTCAGCAGCTCGCTGTGCATTTCTGTCAGAAGGATTAGCAAGAGCGTTAATAGCTTTTACTAAACTAAATCTTCTAACTTCTTTTGGTGTCATTCCAATTTCAGAAGGAGTTTCAAGTGGAGTGTTATTAGAAATGTTTTCCAATAATATTCCTCTGAACTCTTCAACAGATACACCTTCTTGAATAGCCTTGTCAGCTAGGTCTCTTTTATTGTGCTTTACAGCAAGATCAATGATCTCTTTTGAATTTCTTTTGAATTCAGCTTTTGCTTCGTCAGCACTTTGAGCTCTAACTTCATCAAGGTTAATCTCATTTTTAACTTCTTCAGTCATTTTTGTTACCTCTATTTGAGTTTTAGTTTGTTTATCTTTAGAACGTCCAACGCCTACAAGTCTCGATTGGTCAGCAGGGATGCTAACGCTAGAAATTTCTAGCGGAGACCAATTTGCTTTGTAATAATCCTCGCCATCACGTTGTATACGCTCCAGTTTATCTATTCTGTAGCCTACAGAGATATTCATGCGAATACCATCTTTGACATCTTCAAACACTTCACGAGCTAAAGCAGATTTACCAAATCTAACTACTGCAATTGTCCTTTTTGCAGTCTCATCCAGTTTGAATTCTTCAATTACACCTATTTGCTTGGTCATATCATGATCCATGAGCAAAGGGGCTCTTCCTGAATTAATAAACTCCATGTTTATATCATCAGCAGAATGTCCTAGCACTTCCATGCCAAAACTTCTTTCAACAGGTTCTTCAGAAGAAACACCAACTCTGACTCTACGATTTTCTTCATCAATATGAGAAGCTCTGGAAAGATCAACAGTCCTATATTTCATAGGCATATGTACAACCTTTCTTTCTTCCTCATCTTGATCCATCATAGAAACTTCCTCAGCCATTTCTACTTCTTCACCTTCTTCTACATCCTCATGTTTCTCAAACTCAACGATAACAGAGTTATCAGTTTCAGAAACGCTGAGGATATGTCTATCTTCTTTTTGCATAGTTTTCTCCTCAGTATTTTCTACTGGATGTATTTCTGATTCATTTGAATCAAAAACTGTTTGTCTTTCATCATCTTTTTTCATTTGTTCCACCAATCTTTTTGACCAGCTATAGCCTGCATCACCACCCCAGAGAGCCCATGCAATTCTGCCATTAGAAGGATAACCCTCTTCGCCAGCACTGAATCCTTCAGCTTGTTTATCAACCTCATGTCTAGAGAAGAAGCTGTACATTCTTTTGATGGTCTCATCTGATAAATTTTCACCAGCCACTATTTGTCTTGCTCTTACAGCACCAACTCTAGTTCCACCTCTGCCAAATTCTTCACGCCAGTCTAAACCTTTTTGAGCTTCTGACTTCATGCCTGCATTTGGTCTAGCCATCTTCTTCTTCGCCACCTTGTATCTTAGCTTCCACTGGTAACTTCTGACCAAATGGCTGATAAGCTAATTCAATATCATATTGTTTCGCTAACTCAATTTCTTTTTGATGTTGCTCAAACAATTCTTCAGTGTCTCTGCCATAAGATGCAGAAATGTCTGAATATGTAAGTGTTCCATTTTGTAAACCAATAACATTAGCCTGCATTTCTTTGAGTGGATCAATCCATGCGAATGATCTTGGAATGTAATTTACTGATCTTGCAAATTTATCAAACTTGCCCATTGGTAAATTAATGTAACCACTAGAAATAGCCATCTCCAACCATGATTGGAATACTGGGTTTACAAAATGCTCAATTACAAATTGTTGATATATCTGATACATACTTCTATCTTCTAAAGCACCTTGCCTGATAGAAGAATAATTTACAGATGTTAAATCGTTAGATAGTGAGTGATAAGAAATATTTAATCCTGATGCAATGCTTCTAAGTACGCTGGTTGTAAAAGAATCAAAAGCAGATGTTGGATGTGTTGGATCAAACGCTCTGAAATCCATGCCTGCTGGAAGTTGCTCAAAGACTCCTGCTTGAGCGTTCATTGTTGGGTTGAATGTATCTTCATACTCGCCATCACCAACGTAACCATCGCCATCTGGTGAGGTGAAGAAGCCCATTTTAGATGCACCAACTCTTGCTGCTACTATCTCTGCTTCAAGATAGCCATTAAGCATCTTGACGTTTGCCATAGCAGTTGCAATTAAAGAAACACCTCTGGTTTGTTCTGCCCTTTGTGGCATATAAGCATGAATGATTTCTTCAGCAGGAACTCTTATGTGCTGGTTCTGACTTAAGTAATTTCTATTGTATGGATGATCTTTGTATAAGTGATAGGCAACTGGCTTATCATATTGATCTACCTCAACACCCATCTTAACTTTGTTGCCAGTTTGTTTGTAAACATCATTTTTATTTTCGTCTAAATGATCTGATTCTAAAAACTGTAGTTGAAAGCCAAAAGGAGAATTTGGGTTTTTTATTTTTCTAACTAAAACCTCGCCATCTCTTGCCAGTGATTCTATGAATATTTTTTGACAATCTAAAAATGACAATCTGCCATTGGTTGTACAATTGCCAAGCTGAGACCATTCCTTCCAAGCTCTTTCAATGAGCAGGTTAGCTCCAATGTCTAAAGAACCATCATCGTTCCTAGCTTTGGAGCTAACTCTTATGCCATGCTTGCCGATAACATTAGATACCATTAGATTGAGGTATCTAGCAATGTAGCTATCGTTTCTAGCTAACTCTCTTGCCCTATCTCTTAGGATTCTTATGTTATCTTTTATTTCAGCATCGGCACTTGTAGATGTGGTTACAAAATCTGCAAATAATCTGCCAGTGTTAGCCCCAGTATAACTTCTTCTATAAGCCTTTCTCTTTTTTTGCTTTGGTGTATCACCACCAATGATTCTGTTATACCAAGCCATTATACTATGTCGCTCTTAGGTGTAGTGCCAGTAGTACGACCAAAATTAACTTTGATCGTATTTCCTGATCCTCTTTTATTTTTAATTCTTAATTGTTTAACTTCTTTAAGATATTCAGCTTTGTATCTAGCCCTAAATGTTAAAAGCTCGTCTACTGACATTCTTGATAAAGACCTACCAGCTATAGACATAGAGCTTTGATCCATTGTGCTGCGATTCTCAATAACGGCTTCCAAAGCATCTAAAACAATCTTTGCATGACTTCTGACTGAAGCAGAAGTTGTTGCATAGTTATCCTGTATCTCAACAAAACCTTCTTCTAATTTAACTCTTGCAGAGTCAGATGATCTGGTGATGTATGAAACCCAGTTATAGTTTCCTTTTGTGTAAGAAGCTGTGCTTGATTCTTCGATAATGTAATCATCGCCAGACTCAGATGCAGTTAAAGTAAAGTTTGCAACTGTAGCACCATCAACTAAATTGAATTCATAAGATAAAGAGTAGTCAGCCACAGGATAATCCTGTGATAAATCCTCTCTTTTCCAAGCCCAGAAATCTCCTAGTTGTAACTCAACTGGAACTTGACTTGGATAATTTGTTGAATCAAAAGCGTTGCTCAAGCAAAAACCTCATAAATGTTTTAGATATATCTACATCTAACACTATGGTGCATTGAGATAATGTCAATATTTTTGCTAGAAATAAAAAAGCCCCATGAAGGGGCTTAATTATGTTGAGATATGTTTATATCATATCTTCATAAATGCTTTTTACTGTCTGTCCGTCAAGAGTTCCAGCAAAGTCACAAGATTTGTGAATAACCTTAGCAAGAAGCAAGCTGGCTTTATCATAATCAGCTTCATTTCCCTTAGCAAGCGAATTACCCATCGCACTATGAATTTCACTCTTGTAAACCTCTAAAGCTCTCCAAAGAACCAAAGAATCTTCTTCGGTGATATTCCAAGATTTAGTTTTTGCTTTTGGCTTTGATGCAGCTTTTGGTTTGGCTGTTGTGTAAATGTAGTCATCAGGATTAACGCCTTTCTCTGCAAGTTCAGCCCTGAGCTTCTTAACACATTCTGATCCAACAGACCAATAACCCATATCACCTGAATCATTCTGCTCAACATAATCACTATCTTCATTAGAACAGATTTCGTCAATACCACCATTACAACCATGAATCATATATTTTGATCTACCTCTAATGGCTCTGTTACACATAATGCACTCATCATGTTCTGTTGCATAATTTTGCTCATCAACAATAAGATGACCAACATTTACTAATGGTTTTTTAAGTTCTTCTATTTTCATTTTTATCTCCTTTTTTAATAATGAATAATATAATTATACATATATATTTATATAAATATATAAAAAAGGTGATTTTTTTTAAAATAATTTATTTCCAAGAAGTAGCAAAATTACCCTTTGGTTGCCTGTTAATTTGATTTTTATTGTTGTTCACTCTGTTTGGATCAGGGTCTGTAACATTACCAGTCAACAACCTCTGCTCTATCACGTCAAAGTTTGGGTTTAGTATGTATGCAGCAGCCAGTGCATAACAAATAGTATCAAGTGCTTCATTTCGTTCTCTAACTTGCTTCCAATATAAAGTTTTTCTGCCTTTAACAAATTTCACAAACCTTTGCTCTGCTGTTAGCTGTTTAAAATACTCATCATCTACTGTAGATGGAAAATGTAGAGTTGAATAACCATATTCAGATGCAAGTCTTGAGTATATGACCTCTTTTGCTGTATCACTTCCAACTGGATAGAGGGTATTGTTCTCTTTGCCAACTTTTGTGGGCTTACCAACAACTGTTTTACCACTTTGAGACTGACCTTTGATAGCAAATATCCTTCTGCCCTTTTTGTTTTTAGTAAAAGCATAGACCATTTGTGTCTGGAATCCTGAGTCAATTGTTGTGCAGGCGATGGTCATATGCCTTCCAGAATGTGTCTTAAACTTAGTTTGTAGGTATTTATCCAAATCATTCCATACATTCATCTGCCCAGTGCTGCCATAAATGATTTTATAATCAACAACCCACATCTCATAGTTATGTGAAAAGGCTACAACCTGACATTCGATCCTGTTTTTCTGAATATCAATGCCACAGGTCAAGACCAAAGCTTCATCTGGTATAGAATCAAGATCATAACTCTCTCTTCTTGACATTAAGCCTTCAGCTTCTACAACTTCTTCAGGTTCTGGCTGCCATGTTTCAGCTAAAGATGTATTGATAAATGTTTTTAACATCTCTGGTTGTTTTCTAGCTTCTAAAAAGTTTTCAGCCATTGATCCCCAGCTACTAAACACAGAATAGATTTCATTTAAGTGAAAGCCTGCTATTTTCTTTGTTTCTTTTGTTGCTCGCCATTCTCCATTCTTTAACATCCAATATTTCTTCGATTCATTGATAATACAACCATTCTCGCAAGTATAGATTGCAGTCTCTGGCTTATCTTCTTCCCAAACTACATTTGACCACTTGAGCGTTTGCATATGGTTGCACTCTGGGCATGGAACATAGTAATAACGCTGATCGCTTTCCTCAAAAGCAGCTTCAATTCTTGAAATCCCCTTAACTGTTGGGGTGCTGCATAAATAAATCTTGCGATTAAAGAAGGTCTGGGTACGCTTGGAAGCCAAAAGAACTGGGTCTCCTTCGCTACCTACGCTAGCTTCCATCCTATCTACTTCATCGACGCACAAAATACGCACACTTCTGCTAGCTAATGATGCAGCAGAATTAGAGCCCACCATGTTTAATGTAGTGCCACCTTCGAACTTTTTAGATAAAACTGTGTTGGAACTATCTTTTGATTTTGGCTCGTTGATCCTATCTCTGAGAACTGGAGTATCTCTTAGCATATTCGCCAATTTCTCTTTGCTGTATGCCTGAGCCATTTGCAAAGAAGGCTGCATTATAAGTATTGGTGATGGCTGCATATGTATGTAATAACCAACCACATTGTTCAGCACCTCCGTTGCACCAACCTGTGCACTCTTTTGCCAGACAATACGTTCTATGTTTGGATCATTGAACACATCCATGATTTCTTTTTGATAGGGTGCATAGTCAGTTCTATATTTTCCACTCACAGCAGATGACTCAGGCGATAGATACCTGTATTCGTCAGCCCATTCCGATATCTTTAAATCAGTTGGTGGTTTCCACAGACTTTGTACTTGTTCTAGTACGCTCTGCATATTCTTTTGGTAATCCATCTCCAGATAACTCCTCTAACGCTTCATAAATACTTTTTTTAATTAAATCTTCTGCTTCGCTGAAATTCTCAACTGCCAAAACTTGATGTGCAAGATTGGTTGGCACATTTAGCAGCTTTGCCTTAGCGTTAGCAACAAAATCATTCCAAGTGCTTTTGACCAACCCTGCTGGTATTAGTTTAGCTTCAAGCTGATTAACTTCTAGCTCTGCTTTGTCTGCTTGGAATTTCTTAAGTCTGGTTGACTCCTCAACTATATCTCCACTTGATCCACTTTTCTTGAAATGATTGGCGTTTTTTCTTAAGTGATTAATGTATTCAATTCTACAAACATCTATATCAACAGGAGACCTGCCTTTTTTAATTGTAAACACGCCATTTTTTACCAGCTCAGAAACTGATTGGGGTGTCATTCCCAGATGTTTTGCTAACTCAACCTGTGTAGCCATTTTGTAAAAAATAAGTTTGATTGAGATTTGCTCGATCTAAAAAATAAAAAAACTCGCAACCCTCATGCATTTTAGGGCTGTCAAAGAACCTAGACATGGGGGGTGTGGCTGGAAGCCTTGTATATAAAGGGTTTGCAAGCATCATCTTCTGATCGCTTTTTTTATTTGTTTGTCTAATTCTTTTTCATAATTCTTTTTGATAACACCTATACCAATTTTGAAAAAGTCTAGTAGTTTCCTATGCTTGATAAAGTTCTTAGCAACAGCTATTAGCTTTAGTCCACCATCTCCCTCTCTCTTCCATAGAGCATTATTATTTAAAAACAAATCTTTTCTGTTATCAATCTTCTTGCCCCTAAGACCTATGATGTTTCCATATCTGTTAAGTCTCTCACCACCAGCAGATGTAACAGGTGCAAATATCTTTGCCTTCTTAGGTCTTTCAATTCCACCCTGATAAACATACCTAAGATAATCTTGTGCAATGCTTTTAATAAATATCAATGCAGATAAATCTTTAGGCTTGGCTCTAAACTTTTGTGGCATATCTACAGACTTAATGGTAAATGGTGTGGGTCTGTCTAATCTCTTTTGTATCTGTGCTCTCTCTGCATTAACAACTTTTGCACCTATCTGATTTAAAGCATTAGCAGTTGCTTCAGGTAGTTTCTTTCTTTGGAATAATCCCATCTTCTTTTTAAGTTCTTTCTCATTAGATTTTATCTGAACTGTGATTGTCATTTCTTTCTCCAATGAGACTTAGCTTCAAACTTAAGTCCTAACTCTTTAGCTTTACGTCTGATTGTTGATGGGTGTACGTCATACTGCATGGCTATGTCATGTGATGACTTACCCTGTTCTATTTTCTTTTTCAATTTATCTTTATCTATATTCATAAGTTTTTGTAGTGCTCTATGAGCTTGTTCAGATACCACTGGGCTTTCTCTAAGTCCTGTATGTTGGCATCCTTATATTTGTGCCTGTGTATATATTTTATGATGCTACCTTCCAGATAGGAAGGGAATGAAGCACCAAGCTGTTGCTTGATATAGTCAATACATTCTAAGCCACCCTCATTGTGATTGTAATGTGGTGGATGGTTTACCATATCTTTGCTCATTTCATTCTCCTATAATCTAAATTGTAATCTTTGGTTATTATTCCTAGACTGCTATCTCCTCTTTTGTGGTTTGTAACCCAACATATTTTTCCAGTTTTAAGTTTTCTCAAATGCCCTCTGACCTCATGCAATCTTTTTTTATACCCATTTGATTTATTGTTTTTAGATATGTTCTCATTAGGTATTCCTATGTTTAAATTTAAAATCTTGTGCTCATACATTGGCTTAGATAAAAAATTTCTATAAGAATATTCTCTTGTATTGGTTTTAATTCCCTTAAGACCTTTTATATTTTTTGTTTCAAAAATATTTAAATCATCCTGTAAACTTGTTGAGCATAAATAACTTAATATAGTAACAGTAACGAGTTGTGCTCTATTGTGCTCCCATTGTTCGCTTGGAACAAAATTATTAGAAAGATATAAACTTTTAAAATTGTTATAAGCTGGTTTATTGTTATTAAAAATATTTTTATTAAAAGCTAATGCAGCACCATTTAAGCATATTTTATTGTTTTCATCTTTTTGAAAAAATTCAGCACAAAAATGACTATCTTCCAGCTCATTAAATATTGGTCTTATTAATACAGTAAAGTTGTTGTAAGATTCGTTTTGCAATAACAAAGGCTTATCAAATGGTAGTTTAAATTCTTGTTGTATTTTTTCTGACTGCAAAATTAGTTTACAATTTTCAATAACAAAATTATTTAAATTAGAGGTTATAAAAAACTTAGAAGATGTTTGTATATCATCTCCAAGTTCCTTAACCATGAGCGTTAGTTTTTCATCAATGTCTTTGGCGTTTTCTGGTGTAATATCGTTAAAAATTTCCATACGAAAATCTTTATCTTTTTTCTTTGGGTTGTTTTTTAAATCAGGATAGTTAATAACCTTTTGCAACATAACTTTATTCATTTCATTCTCCTTATTAATTCATTTCTACATTTCTGCTTGATCTTAGGTTTAGTTGATGGGTTATCAATCATATCCTTCAACTCTTTGGTGCTAGTGCACTTAGCATAATAATGAGTGGTGCTCACCCTGCCTGTTTGTCTGTCTCTAACCTTTTGTGATTTGCTTATCTTTATTGGCATCTTTTTTCCTTTTCTTTTTGTTAAATATCTTTTCCCAGTTGTCTTGGTATTGTGTTCCCTTCTCTGGTCTACGCTTGCTACCCTTACTCATCATCATCCTCTGTCATGTAGTAAAAGGTTAAGCCCCAAAGAATAATAAATACTGGTATAAGCCATAGTGTAATCATTTCTTCTCTATCCTCACAAACTTACTGCCCTCAAACATTATTGCTAATTCAAGTCGCATATCCATCAGTTCTTTTGGAACACATCTAAGCAGCTCTTGTATGCTAATAAAATTAGCTTTACCCTCATGCTTATATCGTTGCATTGCTCTTGGAACTTCATAATCTAAGTCTGTAACATACCAAATAACTCCATCCCAATCAAAACAGCGTATGTGGGGTTCAAGTGGTTTATAGCCCAGAGTTTGCATCTCTTCTTCTAAAGCTGCATATGCTCGATACATCATATCAATCATTTTGACTGTTTTTACATCATTCCTTTCAAGTGCTGATGCTTTAAATAATTGCTCTGCTTTCATAAACTTAACCCTAAAGTCCACACCAACCAATCTATCTAATCTGTGTTGATCGCCCCATTTGGTATGAAACTCTTTTTTGTAATCTTGATAAGCTTCTAACCTTTTAATAGTTTCAGCAGAATATTGTTTTTTTTCTTTAGTTTTCATAATTTAATTTGTATGTAAATTTTGTCTGTACGTTTGAATGTACGTGTATGTATCCTTTAGGATATACATACACATACATACATTTTTTCAACGATTTTACATACACTTACATACACACATACATATTTTACATACACTTTTTTAAGCACTGAATTTATCACTGAATTTCACCATTTTTTTGTATTCAATCGACTGATACTGCTCATCAATTTTAATAACTTGATCATTCTCCACCATCTCACCAATATATTGAGCAATGTTAGATCGCTTCATATCATTATCAGCTTGGGTCTTGCATACACCCACCAGATCACCAATGGAAAAGGTGTAATCCTCTTCATTGCCACCTTCGGCAATCGCCTTATCCAGAGCAAGTCTTTTTAGACCTCTATTAATCTCAGCATGAGTGGTTTTTAGCTTTGCCTTCTTCTCAATCACATGATCTGTTACTTCTAAGTAACCAGAAGTCAAATCTTCAAACCCAAGAAGCTCAACTTCTTTAAATTCAAAGTTAATCTTCTCCATGCCCATACCATCTTTATTAAGAGTCTGCTCCATCGTTACAAACATGGTTTTGTGGGTATCGCCAGTTTTAGTATCATCATTACGCTCAATCTTAAATTCATAATCCATTGATGCACCTAGCACAGAACTCCCACGCTGCCTGCCATTAGATGAGTGTCCTGTATGATGGACTATAATCACAGCAGCTTCGTATTTGTGGATAAGCTCATCCATCCTACTAATAAACAATGTCATGTCCTCAGTGCTGTTCTCTGAGCCTGCTCCAAAGTTCCTGTTGAGCGTATCAAATATGATGCAACTTAACTCACCTTCCTGAGCTGCAATCATATCCAGCTCTGCTATGAGCTTGGCATATTCGTCTGGATCAAGTATTCGAGTTCCTCTATTGGATAAGAATAAAGGAGCACCATCTAGGCTTTCCTTTGATTGATTCCACGCTGCAAGTCTACGTTTGACCCCACGCTTACCCTCGCCACATAGATAAACCACTGGAGCACGTTTTGCTTTATGTCCGTAAAAGTCAGAACCATTAGCTATAGCTGCTGCCATAGCAATAGCCACAAAAGACTTTCCAGACTTAGGTGCACCAAATACACCAAGCAAACTAGACCTTTCTGCAACTGTTTTAATAAGCCAATCAGGATTATCCACCTGAGACATCACCAGATCAGCTCTCTCGAAGTATAAAGCACCCTTAGGTCTGTCTACTGGTGTGTTTTTAATATAGTCCTCAAGAGCATCAGAATCGCTGTAAATACCCAATTCTTTAGCTTCATGTAAATCACCTTTTTCTGGTAAATCTGGATGAGGTTTTGCAATAGTTACCTCACAGCCATTAGTTCTTAAATAAGTGGATATCTCTTGTGCAAACATGAGCCCAGCTTCGTCATTATCTGGGTATATGTAAACCTGCCTACCATAGATGCTTGACCAGTCTGTTTTATCCCAGCCCTTACAGCCACCATGATGACAAGCAACCTGACCAGCGTATATCTGCTCGGCTGCTATGGCTGCCTTCTCGCCTTCTACAAGGAGCACAGGCTTGTCTGAACTTTTATCTGATAGATACAAAGGCATAAGCCCCTCTGGGCGTTTCATATACCAAAGATCACCACGCTTGCTAAAAGGTGCATATTTAATTTTGCTTCTAGGATGACCCTCTGGGAATCTCAGCACTGCAAAGTCATCAGAATATTTTAACTTGATGCTTGCCTGCAACCAGAGTTCTACAAATTTATCTCTGGTTAAAGATGGCGATGAAGGTGCTTCTTTTTTTGGGGAGATAAAATGAATGTCGTTAGACATTGCTCCCTCATCGCCAAAACCAAATCGTCTAAGTGTTTCGTCAATACTTTGATCAAAGTGTTTAAGTAGCCACATCGTACCACCACCCTGATCCAATTCAAAGGAATAAAATTGTCCTTTCTCAATATTCAAAACCCAAGAGCCATGAGTACCCCAGCGAACCTCAGTCGATGTTACAGACTTTGGTTCGCCAAGTAATTCTAAGCCAATAGGTTTAGCTATTGATGCCCAGTCCTCGTTTGTCATTAAAATGGTATATCTTCATCAGTTACCACTGTTTTCTCAACAGGACTTTCAGCAACAGGTGTTGCCACATCCTCATCATTTACCCAAGCAGGAATAACAAACTCTGCTGGTCTTGGTTTCCAAGCAACAAACTCAAACTCAGGCACTTCGCTGGAAAAACCAGAATCGAATTTAACACCTCTTGAGCCTAAGTATCTAAAGCAAGGCAATTGCCCTTCATTAGCTGCTTTTTGCATCCAGAACTTCTCGCACATGGACTTAAAGCCTTGTAGCTCTCCCCATGCTGCACGTTCCCATTGCACGACTTGCTTATCGCTTGTGAAAGCCCAAACGCTAAAAGCTTTTTTCCAGCCTTCTTTGTTTTCGACTTTACTAAATGGAATATCAGAGAATTCAAACTCATAGCCACCTGAATATCTGCCCAGACCAGTCTGGATAGTATCAGGGTCTAGTAGGATGTATTCCATGTCATAGACATTCTCTCCTATATACCACGCCTTTTCTTTTGCCAAAAACTTAAGATAAGAATTTGACCCATTTCCTTCACCAGAATTTTCTTCAAAAAAATCCATAGTACGCTCCTTTAAAATCAGTGCAAAACTCTGTCTGCACCTTCGTTATATTCTGCTTCAAGACTTTCAATGTTCCTAGTCTTGTAGCTCCAAAAATCACCGACATCGGTGATCCCTAATGCTTCAGCTCCTAACAGATAGTTCTGATACTTGCGGAAGCAAAACTCTTCAAAATCGTCATCAAATATTATGTGCATGATTTAATATTACATCAATGTCATTACACAAGTCATCAACATAGCCCACAATTACGCTTTGATTGCTCAATGGCACATCTTTAAACATTAAAGCTGCTGGTAATACATATCTTGGCTTGTTGCGATTGTATTTATAAATCAATACTGGAATCAATGTATCTCCAGCACTTTCGCAAGCTTGAGCCCACCATTTCTCTTGGGCAAAGGTTGATCCTTTCCCTGCATAACACTTGCACTCAATTGCAAAATTACGCCAGTAGATATCAGCCATGCCTTTATTCTGGTATTGATCAAGATTCCTTTTAACAGTTTCATCAAATCCACGTTTCTCACAAAAGTCATTAATCAGCTTAACGATACTACGCTCAAAAGCTGCACCCTTGTTTCTGGAATTTACCACTGCTCACCATGATCTTGCTCGTACAATCTAACAAGCTGCTCAAAGTTATGGGGTGAATCTGTGGTTTTAACTGTTCCATCGTTGTACATAACCTCTCTGGAGTCATCGTTAAAGGTTATCTCATAGTAACCATCACCATATCTAGTTTGCATATAATGAGACTTAATTCTTTTAGCCCACTCATAGACATCATTCTTTAATGCCTGCAACCTGACTACTTGATCATACTGAGTCATTTCTCCTGACTCCTAGCATCACAAATACCTAGCTTAATGTAATGGGCTGCTAACTCACCTAGACTTCTTGTGCTCCTAGACATCACCTGATGCTCTTTTAGCAACTGGTGTATCTCTGAGTCCACCCAAATAGCTTGGGTAGTTGTACGTTCTGTCAACTTATTTCTTTTGTTTTTTATTGCTGTTTTCATATCTAAACTCTCCATGTTTATTCTATAATATTTTTGGGCAGTGGCAAAACTCTCCTTATAACGCTCCCTTCAAGTCTGCTGCCCCTCGATCCTTAATCCTCACCTGCTTACGTCTAACGCTTCTGGCTTCCTTAGCAGGCACTACCTTTTCAGGTGTAGCCTTATAATTAATGTAGCCCCAGTCAAGACTGTATGAGCCACAAACAGCTTTTTCATGATTGGCTATCTTTTCCATCAATGCAGTTTGTATACAGTCCTGTTCTTCTTTTAGCTCTTTAATCTCAGCATCAATGTTTTCATGCCTTGCAATCATAGCTGTAAAGTGTTCTTCCATTTCCAAAACATCCTCAGCCACTGGGATATCTTCAAACATGACATAAGCATCATCAGAAGTTTCAGGGTTAAAGTAAGTTTCTGTTTTAACTCTTTGTTGCCAATCTTCAGTAAGTATTCTTAGCTCCTCGCTAAAGGCTGGATCACGTTGATAAAAGAAGTATCTAATCTCATTGGCTGCATGACTAAAGATCACCAGCATACCCCAAGAGCAGCCAGTGATCTCAACTTGAGTCTTAAGCTGAATCCAACCACGCCAATCTTCAGGATGATCCTTTGGATAATCTTTGGTTAACTTACACTCAATGATGCCCTTGCCATTAATAGTAATGTGCTCATGGTCTGGAACATAAATACCCATCTCTGGATGATCCTTAAAAGTTAAATCATTTGCCATTGCTGTTCCATCTAAAGAACATTCAACTGGAAAAAATGGATGGGTGAAAGCTTCTGGAAATACAGTAACCACATCAGTCAGCCCCATCTTCTTAGCTGCAAATCTAATGATGCCATCTTCAAAGAAGTCTCCTAGCTCCATAGCAGTGTTCTGGTCAAACCTAACATTCTTGCCATGCTTGGCTCTGATGTGTTTTTGTAACAGTTCATTTCTAGTTCCATATGGGCTTTTGTTCATAGCCTGTGCAATCCCTGATGCTGAAGAGCCATCATCTCTAGTTAGTTTACTTACCATTTTCTATCACCTCTTTTGCTACTCTTAAAGCTTGAATCATAATTTTATAATGTGAAAAAGGAACACAGGGTATCCCAAGATTATTGAAAGGCTCGCGTCTTTTAAGATCATGCTCATAATAATAAATAATTTCATTGATTTTATTTAAAGTAATGTTCATCTCTGCTCCCCTCTGGTTAATCTAAATTCTTCTTGCTTGAAGATTCGATGGTTCTGCTGGCACTTTAATGCCAGCTTAATTTTAGCGATAAATTCCTTATGGTTGTCAGCCACAATTTTAACGCCCCCTACATTAGTAATTAATTTCTTACTCATTACGCTACCTCAATATATTTTTTTAATACTTTGCCATGTTTGCCAAGCTTAGACTGATATTCTTGAGCTTTGGCTACCTTTTCATTAAGCTCTTCCTGACCTGTTGTGCTTTTAACAGGATGTTTAGCACCTAAGTTATATCCACCCTCACATTTAAATTCAAATCTATCAAATTCTATTGTTATTTCTTTAACTTTAAACCAACCATTTTTCATATCAGCAAAAAGGTAATCTCCTACCCTTACTTTAGAGGGGTCAGTTCTTAATGACTCATGATAATATTTATGTGCAGCTTTACCCCTTCTGGTTAAAGTAATTTTAGCTCCACCACATTTAAAACATCTTCTTCCATAAAGAATATGAGAGCTATATTTACCAGTGCCACCACAACGTGTGCAAGTTTCTGTTTCCCAATTTGATTTTTTCATTTTATCTCCTATAAAAAATGAGTTAGTTCTACCAGTAAAAGCCCCAATGAAGGAGCTTGTTACTGGTGGGGTGGGTTAGGCTATGCCCAATCTGTTGAGCAGTCAGCACCACCCAGTTTGTATGGGATGCCCCAACATTCTAAGTAGGTTAATCTTTGATCAGGGTCTTGAATTTTAGAAGCAAAGGCAACAATTTCTGACCATATATCTTCATAAATATCTTCACCATATTGTTGTATAAATGCTTTTTTGCCATCAACAATCAAAAACGCTCTTAGTTCATTTCTGTGTTTTATTTCTTCTTTTGTGTATTTCATTTTATCTCCTATTTAATAATGAATAACCTATTATACAAATATTTAGATATATATGTAAACAATTATTTTAATTAATTTCAGAGATAATATTTTGCAAGTTTTTCAGAGCATCGTTGTTTTTCATATGCTCATCAGAGATGGTGATTTGGTTTTTGGTTTGTGGCAGCATGAATACCACGTTCTGATGCCCAAGAGATACCAGAGCGAATAGATCAATGCTGTTACGTTTATAGGTTCTGTCTTTAGCATGAAGCCCACGCCTAAGATCAAAACGCCAGTTCTGTCTAGTCTTTTCTATCTTGGATGCAGTTTTAACTTGGCAACGATACAGCTCAAGTTTGTATTCAAAGATGATATCTGCTGAAGCTCCATGAGGTACGACAAGGACTGTCGTGATCTCATCAACCAGAGACAAGTATGCTGCTGCTAAATATTCGCCAAAATCCCCAACAGATTTAGGGCTGGACATTAGATCATTCCTTGCAGCTTTTTAACTGTTCCGAGTTGAATATGGCACGTCTGCCTACTTGTTCTGCATATTTAGAATCAAGCAGTTCATCTCCTGCTTTTTCCCATTCTTCCATTTCCATGTAAGCTCTGGTTTTTCTAAATGACATGAATGTGTTGATGCCCATATTAAATACTAGGTCTATGCAGACGTATTGAGCAGTGATGGGTAACTTACGCCAAGTTATCCAGTGCTTGTCTAATTTCTTGATGACTGTGCTGATGTCATTGTTAAGCAGATACATGGCTTCTTCTTCTGTGATGCCATTGGTCTCAAGATTCCTACCCACGCCCACGCTGGTATATCCTGTGGGGCAAACGTAGGACTTGAGGACTAAGCCCTCAAAATCTATTAGTCTTTTTTTAATTAAATCTCTATCGAAATGTTTATCTTCTTGATGCATAAAAGCGTACATTATTTCTCCTTTTTATTACTAGCTCCAAAGTAAAAAGATATAACTGCTGTAGCTATACCTGTTAATGATCCAATGATCAGCATGACAATATCGTCAGAGCTGTCATCAATTGGAAAAGCTGTAATAAAAAAGATGTAACCCATAAAGCCAATCATTGAAAGTAAGCCCAAGACTTTAGGAGTCCAATCGTTACCAAATTTGCTTCTAGCATCTTGTATGTCTTGAGTCTCAAGAGCAAAAACATCTATGTCCATTTGTTTCATTTGCACTTCAAACTCTTGCTCTGCTGCTTTGAGTCTAATGAGTTGCTCTGGTGTTGCATCACCTAAAGCTTGCTCTATTGATCTAGGCTCTGGCTTGCAACCTAGTGCATCAGCCACCATGTTCACAGCCATGCCAGCAACAGGTGAGCCCATGCCAGCAGCAATCGTTGGCACTAAGCCACCTATCAAGCTTTTAATTTTGTTGAATTTCATTATGTGAATAGAGTCCTTAGAGTTAAGGTCAACAAACTAGCACCTATGGTTGTAAGACCACCAATCATCCACCACATCATTCTGGTGATAGATGCTTCTAGTTTGTCTAGTTGTTTGAAATTGGTTCTCCAGCGTTCAGCACATTCAGTTTCATGACGAACAAGCTCCGTATGAACTGTTGCTGCTGTTGGCTTGGAGTTAGGCATTATGATTTGAATATTTTTTTGATATCTTCTTTGTGTTGCCACATAAGAAAAACGATTGCGATTGAATTAATAATTGTAAGTAAGTCCATTATTCAGATTCCTCTGGTTGTGTATCTTCTGGTGTTTCCACCTCTAAGCTACGTTTAAATTCTTTAATTAATAAATTTTTAATTAAAGATAGTCTTGTATGATCTTCTTCTATTTGTTTTAGTTGAGGTACAACTTTATTTAGCTCTATTGCTAAAGGTAATTGATCATTGTTTAAATCAGATGCCCTGTAAGGCACATCATCAAATGTAATGATGATTGGTTCTTCGTTTTTGCTCTCTTCAGTCATAGTTTTCTCCTAATAAATAATTATGCACTTGGTGGGTTTGGAAACTCGCCTAATGGTCTAACAGGTGGTTCAGCATCATTGTATTCATACAAAGCTGCTAACTCATCGACTGTGGTACAAGCATTAATTTTGCTTTGCATATCTGCTGCTGTGCTTCTGACATCAGTTCTAAAAGTAGACCAATCAGCAGGAATGGGTGTACCAGCTTCCTGTTCTCTGACCACATACCAATCGTTAGGCTGTAATAAACCATAAGCTTGATTGATAATTACTTGATTGTGATTCCATTTAAGACCATGAGTTACATCACCAGTATCAGGATCAGTTGTATCGTCTAATGCTTTAGGTGTAGCTGTACCATAAGATGCAGTTACCACATCGTTAGCAAAGTCAAAAGATTGATTCGTGTTGATGTAATAAGATGGATTTTTAAAGTTGCTGTTATCTACAACCACTTCATAAATACCTATTGCTTCAAGTTCATCGCTAGACCAAAGCATAAAGATATTTTGCGGATAAGATACATCCCCAATGGTTATTGCTTTAGGTCTGGTGTAAACCTGAGTTACTTGATTGTTTTCTACTAATGCCCACATATTAATTCCTATTATATATTATCTTCCTGTTGTTGGTATACCACTTGAGGTGGTAAAAGGGTTCTCCGCAAATGCCATAAAAATGTATGTACCACCTGATGCGTTTATAGATGCGTTAGTGGTTCTTAGCTTAAACCCATTTGAAACAAAATCTGCCCAATCGCCTTCACTTTGTATATTACCTAAATTAAGGTTAAATCTTTCATCTATTACATTTTTTTGAATTGTTGCACCTGTAATTATATTCCAGTTCTTTGCTGAGTCTGTTCTCTTTAAAATAATCACAGCAGGTTTAAAGCCTGTATAGATAAATGAACCATCTGTACTTCCATTGCCGACATACTTGCCAAACTTGCTGAAGCCTTGTTTTTCTGCAAAGCAGTAGGCTAGATATTCTCCACCATTTATATTGAAATCACTTGAAGTTCCTATTGAATATACTGATGTAGTAGGCTCAGTAGTTGTCCAAGTTGCAGTAGGATTAGAAACAGCAGCACTGGTTA